AGGCTGGCGGCCGCGCGCTCCGCGCTGCGGCCCACTTGCTGCTGGGCGGATGCGGCCTCACGGCCCGCGCCGGCAGCGGCGCGGGCGTTGCCGGCTGCGGAGCGCTGCTCGGCGGATACTGTCTGCAAGCCGTTGGAGGCTTGGCGCGCGGACTGGGCGACACGCTGGTTGGCGGTCGCCACGTCCTGCGCGCCGCGGGCGACGGCCCGCGTCTGGGCGGAGCCGGCCCGCTGCGCGGTGGAGGTGAGGGACTGGATCTGCGTCCGGGCCCTGGAAACCTCCGAAACCAGGTTCTGAGCATCCGCCTTGAGGCGGAGTGAGACGACCTGGCTCTGGCTCATCGGCGCCCCCGGCCGCGGTTGCGGCGGTTGCGGCGGTTGGCGCGCTCAATGGCCTTCTTCACGTTCTCCTGCAGAGCCGGGAGCGCGGCGTCTTCCATGATGCGCACGCCGTGGAAGACGCCCGGCCGCCGCTCTTCCGGGATGCTCAACATGCGCATCGCCGCCTCGACGGCCGCGTGGTCGAGACGGACGGGCATGGCGTGCTCGCCAGCGTAGTGCCATTGGGTGCCGGCGCTGAGGAACACGCGGACGGTCTCCCGGTTCCGGGGCAGCACGACGATCGGGGCGGACCCGCCGCGCCCGCTGCCCCGCCCGGCCGCGGCGGCGACACGCTCGGGCGCGCCGAGCTGCCTCAGCTGCTCTGCTACCCCTTGCGCTCCTTGCTGGCTGCCGCCCGACGATCGCGGCGGTTGGGCCCACGCTCGGGCGACGTCGCGGAGTTTCCCTCCGCGGCCTCCTGGCCGACGGCGATCTGGAACAGCGCCTGCCAGAACGCCTGGCGTGTCGGCCCGTAGCGCATGAGCTGCCGCTTATGCGGCTCCTCGGGCGGCATCACGTTACCGGCCGGGTCCGTGAAGGCATTCTCGGGCCACCCCTCGACGAGATCCCAAAGCGGATCGGCCTCGGTGCCCCACTCGTCGGTGGCCAGCGCGGCAGCGCGGTCGTTGGCATTGTCGAACTCGGCGGCACTGATCTGCTTGAAGCGCACGTCCTCGACGCGATGGTGCTCGATCTTCCCGCCGTCCACCGGCACCGGGATTTGGATCGGCCAGGCGATGGGCTCGTTGTTGTCGGGGATGCGGAACGGCTGCGACACGGCAAACCTCCTCTTAAACGGGTGTTGAACGGGTGGCGCTCCGGCGGCTCACGCGGGCCGCCGGCTCAGCGCAGGTGGATCTTGAACTCGTCGTCGCCGTTCACCGGCAGCGGCGTGGCGGACATCTCCAGCGCGGCGACCTCGTCGTCGTCCCCGCTTTGCTGTGGCGAGCGAAGCTCCAGGTTCGGCCCTTCGATGACGAGTGTGCCGCCGCGGTCGAGGCCGTGGACCAGCTCGAAGGGCAGGCGCGCCTCACTCCGCGCGATCTCGCGCAGGATGTTGCGATCGGCCACGCGGGGGGCTTGGACGACAAGGTTGCCGCTGGGCTGGCGCTCGGGCTTCACGATCTTCTTCTGGTTGACGAGCTGCCGGCTGCTGGGCTCGCCGGACGCCGCATCGATCGAGAAGCTGCGCATCACCCACTGCTCGCCGCCGAGCATGAAGGACGGCGTGGCGTCCGGGCTCACCGGCACCGGCTCCTGGAAGGCGGAGAAGTCGATCCCCGGCGGCGTGCCCTCCTCCGGGTCCTGATACATGCCGGTCAGCGCGATCGGCATGTCGAGGTAGCTGTTCGCTTCCACGGTCCAGCCCAGCGCGCCCCGGATGCCGGGCATGGGGTGCAGGTCGTCGGACAAGAATGCCTGGCCGTAGATCGAGTCCGTGCCGCCCGTGACGGGCTGATAGGTCACGCCGGGGGCGCGGAGGTCGATCGTGAAGGTGTCGCCGACCTCAAACGTCGTACCCACCGTCGGCGTGATCTCGGCCCCGCCGACGAGCGGGAAGGCGGTGTCGTCCGTCATCACCTGGCCGGTGGCCTCGTACGCCGCGAGATGCGCGCGCTCGGGCGCGGTGACCTTGAATTCGGCCGTGCCCGAACCGCCCGCGGTCGTGCACTCCAGGGTGACGGTGCGATCCAGCACCTGCTGGAACGGCGCCGACTGCGTGTAGGTGAAGCTGCCGGCGGGCGAGTTCTGCGGCTCGGCCGAGTCCGCCACTGTGGCGTCCGGCCCGGTGATCGTCTCGGTGAAGCCGCAGGCGCGGAACAGCGCCGAATGCGGCGGCGCCTCGCCGTTGTCCAGGCGGTCCACACCCAACATCCACTGGTCGAACTGCCCGCTGAGCGACACCCGCTTGTTGACGACGTCCGACGGGTCGGCGCCCAGGAAGCCGGTCGCCACGCTCCGATCGACGCTGTCGGCCTCCATCGGTGATAGATCGACGTCCTTCAGCGGGATCGCGGTCGGCGAGAAGCTCGACGGCTTCTGGCCGTAGGTTTCTTCGAGCTGCATCAGGAAGACCAGCTCGCGCATGAACTTTTCTTGGGCGTTGATGGGGGCTGCCATCGCTTAAGCCTCGCTGTCCGTGGTCTCGCTCTCGCCGGCGCTGTCGCCGCCGGCGGCCTGAGCGCCGCGCTTGCGGCCGCCGCCCTTGCGACGGGACGAGCCGCCGCCGGCGGCGGTCTCCTGGACTGCCTCGCCGCCGCTGTCGCCGGCGGACGAGCCCGCCTGGTTCGCGGCCGGCGCTTCGGCCTCGGGCTCGGCCTGCTGCGCCGGCGCGTCCGCCTGCGCGGCTGGCTCCTCGGCCGCCGGCGCCGGATTGCCGGGCTCGCGCGTGGGCGGCTGGACCCGTTTTGTTCCGCCATCCGGGGTGCGCTTGAAGCTGCCGCCTCGGGCCATCGGGGCCTCCTTCACTGATGCATGGGCTGCTGGAGCAAGCGGCGCGTCTGGAACCGCGCCAGCCAGAACACGTATTGCTGGACGAAGCCCTGACTTTCGGCGCCGGCGTAGGTGATCGCGCTGTGGTCCACGGGCGCCCAGCCGACCAGGTGGCGCAGCACGGCGTGGTGCACGGGCAGCACGGCGTCGACGCCTTCGTCGCCGCGCGTGTCGCTCGGCCGGCGCAGCGCCAGGAGCACGCCGATCTCGACCGTGACCTGCTGGCGCACCGTGCCGGTCACGTTCCCGTTCCCGCCGGCGCTCTCGCCGAGCGGCAACACCCAGCACGCCGGCTGGCGGTTCGTTGGCGGCAGCTTGCCGCTGTCGTGGACGGCGGCGAAGTTCACCGCGCCGGCCACCGAGCCGAGCGCCGTGAGCTGGCGCAGGCGCTCCTGGACTGCCTCGGCGACCGTCATTCAAAGGGCTCCGTCAGGTGGTCGATCGAGATCTCGGCGATCTCCTCACGGTCCGCCTCGGACACGCCCAGGAACGGCCGCGCCGGGATGCGCACGCGCTGACGGAAGACCACGCCGCCGCTCGGCGTCGGAATTGCCAGGCCCTTGGCGTTCTTGGCGCGGATCGTGCCGCCGAGCTGATGGATCGCCGCGTAGACGACGTTGGTGCCGACGGAGACGCTGTTGCCCGACACCTCGTGGGTGATGGAATCGCGCAGCCGGCCGCTGTCGACGAGGGTGCGGCCGCCTTCGCGCTCGGCCCGGCGCGAGGGCTTCCACGGCTCGCCGGATGGCGACACCCCCTGCCGGAAGCGCTGCACGGTGGAGCTGACGAGGGACGCGCCGATCTCGTCCAGGGCGCCGGAGAAGTCGCCGCCGCGCTCGGCCATCCGGCGCAGCGCGGCCGTGACCGCCCGCGAGTTGACCTGGATCTCGATCCGCGCCGCCATCACAGGCCGTCCAGGCTCTCACGCGTGAAGACCCGCTCCGGCCCCTCGAAGCGGATGCCATCGCTCGCGGGCGCGCCGCTGCCCTCGCCGGTGTCGATGGCGATGCGGCCCTTCGCGACCTTGTCGAGCTTGGCCTCCACGTCGGCCTTCAGGGCGTCGACATCCTCGGGCGCACGGCCGCCGTGCAGGTTCCACCAGGCGAGCACGGCCGCGATCCGGCGCAGCAGATCCGGGACGGTGTCGAGCGGCAGCGCGTAGCGGGCGCGCAGGTAGCCGTCGATCGTCGCTTGGGCGTCGGCGAGCGCGGCGTCCACCGCCGTCTGGTCGATCACGCCGTCGCCGTCGCGGTCGGTGAGATAGACCAGGTCCTCTTCGCCGAAGCGGGCCTTGATGTCGTCGATCGTCGCGTAGGTCACCTGGGCTCTCCACCTTGTCCGGGCGGGGCGGCGCCACCGGCCGAAGCCGGCGGCGCCGCCCGTTGAAGCTCGGCGGGCCGTAGCCCGGTAAACGGCCCGCCGGGGGATCAGCTCTCGGCCGAGCCGCCCGACTTCTGGCCACCGCCCTTGCCCTTGCCGCCGGAGCCGCCATTGTCGGCCTCGACCTTCTCGACACGACCGAGATCCAGCAGCGGCTGGGCGTCGGCTTCCTTCATCTCGATGCGCGCGCCGACCGCATAGCGCTGGCCGTTCGCGCGCACGGGGCTCTTCGCCTCGTAGGTCGGCATTACGCCACCACCTGCTCGAAGTAGTAGGCCGCGGCCGGGGCCGCGATGACCTCCTTGACTTTCTCGCCGGCGCGCACGCGCACGCCGCCCTCGGCGCCGATGTCGGGGTCCGACTGCGATCCGCCGAAGCGGCCGCCGCGCTGCGCCGTGTAGCCGAAGGTCAGGCCCTGGCGGTTGTTGGCCAGCCGGTTCCGGTGGAAGAGCAGCGCGTTCTTGCCCCACACGCGCGCCATCTCGGGGTTCTGGCCGGGGCGCTGGATGTTGACGAAGGCGTTGCCGACGATGATCTCGCTGATCTCCAGGAGATCCGCGACCTGCTGGCGCGTGACGACGCCGGTGTCGCCGGAGTTGCCGTGGACGGCCTTCACGATCGTCGGGTTCTGACGCAGAACGCTCCAGGGACGCTGGCCGAGCAGCAGCACGTCCGGCCGGACCAGCGGCGTGTCCAGCGCGTCCATGAGCTGCGTCTTGGGATCGGAGGCGCTGTCCTGCCACTGGTCACTGCCGGACAGCGTCTCCTTGTTGCCCGTGGGGTAGGCGTCGATGTCGAAGACCGTGTTGGCGACGCGGACCTCGCGGTCCAGCTCCAGGATGTCGGCGGCGTACTGCACCGCCTGGCCCTCGGGGTCGTGCCCTTCGGGGGCTTCGGAGATGTCGCTGTTCGGGATCGGCACGTCGAGCGCGTAGTCCAGGGTGCGGGCCTCGCGCTCCTGCGCCGAGAACTCCAGCTGCGTGGGGCGTGAGGTGCGGCCGACGCGCGTCTCGGGCACGGTGAAGCGCTCCGCCGTGTCGTACTCCATCCACGTGAAGCGCTCGCTGTTGACGTTGATGCGCGGCAGCACCTGGTCCGCGATCATCTCCTGATTGCGGTAGGCGATCGCGATCGCCGTGTGGTGCTGACGCACGGGGAAAGGCCGGGTCACCATTCGTCGGCACTCCTTCCGTGTGTCGTGGGGCCGGCGTTAGCCGGTGATCTGGTGCGGGGCGATCTTGACCTCGCCGACGTCGCCCGCGACGGCGTCCAGCCAGGCGTAGCCCAGCACGCGCGCCGTCACGCCGGAGGCGGGCGCCGCCTTCACGGCGCGCCCCTGGCTATCCGCCGTGAGCGGATCGCCGTAGGCGATCGTCCCGCCGAACTCCACGGCCGGAACGCCCTCGACGACCACGTCGACCGTCTCGCCGTCGCTGGCGCCCAGCTCGGTGATGCCGATCAGCGGATCGCCCGCCGCGGCCGCCTGGGTGGCCTTGCCGCCGGAGGTCCAGGCGACGATGCGCTGGCCGGTGATGGCGCCCGACGCGGTGAGCGCGCGCGTCAGGCCCGGCGTGCCTCTCAGCGCCATTTCAGGCTCCCTTCTGCTGGTTCTGGATATGCGCCACGGCCTCGGCCGTGGAGACCATCACGCCGGCCTTGCGCTGCTCCTCCTGGTACTGGAGGGCCGCGCGGGCCAGACTGTCGGCGCTGTCGACCTGGACGTCGCCGCCGTCACGGCCGGCGCGCTCGCCGTAGTCCACCTGCTTGGGCAGGCTGGCCAGGACCTCATCCCGGAAGAAGCTGAGCGGGTCCTTGCTCTCGCCCTCGGAGAACTGCACGGCACCCGCCTCGCCGAGCTGATCCATGAAGGCGAGCAGCCGTTCCTTCGCGCACGGCAGCGGGATGCCCTGCTCGACCATGCGGGCCAGCGCCTGCTCGTTGTCCGCGTGGCGATGCTGGCGCTCGCGCTCCGCGAAGGCCGCCTCGCGCTCGGCGATGCGCCGCTCGCGCTCCGCCAGATCCTCGACGTCTTGCGGCGGGCTGTCCTCTCGCCGCCCCTCGGGGACGAGGCGCCACAGATCCTCGAACGACACGCCGAGCAGCTCGGCCGCGCCCTTGAGGCGCTTGTTGGGCGGGCGCTCGATCGAGCCGTTAAGGATTTGGCCGACCGTGCTCTCGTCGATCCCCATCGCCTCGGCGAGGTCGGCGTTGGTCAGCTCCTTCTCGTCGCGCAGCTCTTCGAGGCGCTTGCCCAGCTGCGTCTCCGCGTAGCTCGCGCTCGGCGGCATTGCCCGCTCCTTGGACGTGGTGTGGCGCTGGCCACCGCGCGGGGAGAGGACATGATCGGCGGCCGGCTGACCGAAATTCTGGCGCAGCCAATCGGCGAAGGACGCGAGCGCGCCGCGACCCTGACCGGCGGACGCCTCGCTCAGCTCCACGGTGAGGGTGTCGCTGCCGCCTTCGCTCAGCTCCACCGGCGCCAAGCCCTTCACGGCGGGCGGCTGCGCGCCCAGGAAGCCGACGTGGCGCAGGTAGTACGTGCCCGGCGCCGGGTTGGCCGGGCTGTCCGGGCGGTAGAAGCTGGCGCTGACCTTCTTGTAGTGGCCTTTGCGCACCAGCTCGGCGAAGCGCTCGTCCACCTGGTGGGGCTCCGCCCGCAGGCTCTGGCCGTCGCGCGTGACGCTCTTCACCCAGCCGTAGGCCGGGGAGTTCGTCTGCGGGTGGCCGATGACGAGCGGGGCCTCGTGGAGGGACGGATCGTAGACGCTGGCCATCCCGTCCAGGTCGCCTTCCGAGAACGGGATGGTGTCGCCGTCCATCGAGGTGTGCGTGCCGGCTTTGAAGATCTGGATCGCTGTCACGGTGCCCTCTCGGCGCGTGGCGTCGACGGCGGGCACAATGGGGGCGCGGGACCGGCGCGCCTGCCCGGAAGGCGTTCCGGGTAAGGAACTGACGGGCTCAGCTGATCGCGCTACCCCGGATGATCGTGGGGAATGGCGATCGCGCGCCCGTTAAACGGGGTGTTAAACGGGTCCGGCACGCCGCAGGGTCCATCGGCCGTCGCATCGCGCGCGGCGCTGTGTGCGCGGCTGTGCTTGCAGCGGCTTGGATGGCGTGCAATATCATCCTTCGGGTGCCGTGGCTGGGCGTGGCCCCGTACACCACGGTTCGCCGACCGCGGGCGCCACGGCCCGCTGGTCCCCACTTCATTGCGCGTCCCCGTCACGGCTGTAAAGCAGTTCGCCGACACGCTGGTTCCGGGCATAGCCGAGCTGTCGGGTCGGCACCGCCGTCCATGCTTCGAACCGGCCGCCGGCGGCCTGGGCTGCGGTCACCACGAACCGCGTGCCGCCGACACGCACGGCCTTGATGATGCGCTTGCGCAGCTGGACGCGCCCCGTTCCTTTGTGGCGTTCGAAGCTCATCCAGATCTCGTATGGATTGCGCAGCGCCTCCTCGATGAGCGGCACGAAGCGCAGGCGCTCCCGGCCGATGTGCTGGGCGAGCGCGGGGGCGGTGAGCGCGACCTGGCTGCCGTCGGGCAGCGGGACGATCTTCTGCTCGCCGCCGAGCTGCTCGCGCACGAATTGCTCGGCGTCGTCCGGCGTGCTGTCGGCCGGCAGGCGCTGCGGCTCGTCGGCCGGGATCTCGGGTGGGCGGCCGCGGTCTTTCCAGTTGCCCGGCGTCAGGCGCTCCCACGCCTTGGCGCCCTGCTCACGCCAGGCCGCCATCGTCGCCTCGTCCAGGCGCTGGCCGAAGGCCGCTTCGCCGGGATTGTAGCCGAAGCCCGTGTCGATCCCTTCCGGCGTGCGCCAGTTCGCCGTGCCGGAGGTGGTGCGCACCGTGCGGTCCTGCATCTCCACGGGCGGCCGGTCGGTGACCGACTTGCCCTCGCGCCGCAGCTTGCGCTCAGACAGCATCCGCACCGTGCACCGACAGTTCCATCCGTTGGGCGGATAGTGGGTGCTCCACCACTCGTCCGTGACGGGCAGGATCGTGCCGTCCCAGGCGGCGTGCAGCGGCCGCGTGCGCGCGTCGTCCACCGCCTGGTATTCCAGGAAGGGAAAGCGGTCCTGCAGGCGCTGGATCTGCTGCCACCGGCCGGCGGCATAGGCGGTGCGCAGATTGGTGTCGAAGATCACGCGCGAGCGCCAACCGCGCGAACCGCGGTAGCTCCAGCCATGCCGCTCGACGATGCGGTCGAAATCCTGGCGGAAGTCCTCCAGCGTGCGCCCCTCGTCGATGGCGCGCTGAATGGCCTGGCGGAAGTCCGCGAGGAGCTGGTCTTTCTTGGCGCCGGCGACGACGAAGGCGCGGGAGTGCATGCCCTCGCGCAGATCCGTCCAGCGGTCGGTGGGCAGGTTGACCTTCTGCGCGAAGAAGTCGGCCGCTTCCTTGAAGGGCTGCCCCTGCGCCAGCGTCTCAACCATCGGCCGAATCCTCGATCTCGGCTCGGCCCTGAAGGTTGGCGACGGACAGTCCGTCGCCGATCAGCGCCGCCATCCGCTCCAGCGAGAGCTTGGGGTAGAGCGCTTCCAGGCGCTGGATGGCGGTCGGGAGATCCTCGGCCGTGTCGATCACCCGGCGGATCTCGTCGATCCAGGCGGTCATTTCCGGCTCGGTGAGCGTGTCGAGCTGGGCGGTCAGCTCGTCGCGCTGCTGCTCGTGCTCCGCCGGCTCGGCGAAAGCCTCGTTCTCCTGGCCGCCGTCCTGTCCCGATTGGCCTTGGTCGCCACCCTGGCCGTGCTGCTGCCCGCCGGCTGCGCCGCCGGCGGCCGGCTCAAAGCCCTCGCCGTAGGTCGTGTCGATGTAGTCCTGCGTCGGCTGGAAGCCCATGCGCGTGATCTGCAGATCGCGCTCGGCACGCGCGTTCAGGTCCTCGGCCTCCTGCACGTCGCGGAACACCCGCGGATAAGCCGCGTTCGGAAAGTTCCAGTCGACAAGCCAGCGCACGACCTGGTCGTTGAAGCTCTCGTTGATGGTCTGCTCATCGCTGCGCACGATCTCCAGCTTGACGCGATCGTGGACGTCCGCCTGCGCGCGCGAGCTGCCGTCATCCGTCGTCATGGTCTGCGACAGGACGATCTTCGAGATCGCCGCGTTCAGCTCCTGGTAGAACTGCTGGTAATCGCCGCCGGACCGGGCCGAGGCTTCCATCAGCTCAGCCTGCGTACCTTCCGGCACGACGAGCGCGCTGTCCATCGCGGCCGCGCGCAGTGCCTTCAGCAGCTTGTTCTTCTCCTCGTCGGTCTCGCCGCGCGGCACCGTCCCCTTGATCAGCGGCGCGGCGAAGCGCTCGGCGTAGATGGCCCAGAACCGCAAAACGTTGCGCTTCAGCCAGACGGGCCAATACGCCCAGTAGGCCAGGCCGCGGCCGTAGGGATCGTCGTGATCCATGCCGCCGGAGCTGAACGTCCAGAACTTGCGCGCCGGCATCTCCTCGCCGCGGGTGGCGCCCGGCTTGAGCAACCGCAGGTTGCCGTCCAGGTCGAAGGCAAAGCGTGCCGGCCGGCGCACGCGCAGATCGTCCAGCACCACGGTCGTGCCGTCGGGCGCCCAGATCGCCTCGGCCACGGCGTAGCCGAACCAGATGCCGTGCAGCATCTTGTGGGTGATGTCGTCGAAGCCGACGTGCTCCAGCTGCTCGCGGATGAAATCGGCCGCCTTCTTGTCCTGGCGCCGGCGGCCGCCGGGCTCGACCTGCCATTCGCGCCCGACCAAGGCCTGGAAGCGCTGCTGCAGGCACGCGTGCACTTGGTCGTCGCGCAGCGTGCGCTCGTACAGCGACACGTCGCCGCGCCCGCGCGTGCGCAGGATCTCGTCGCGCGGAGTGCGCAGCTCGGCCAGCAGCCCGCCGACGACCGCATCCTCGTCGCGCGACCGGGCGACCTCGCGGTAGACCGGTGCCTGGCTGTCGCTCATTCCATCATCTCCCGGAAGTCACCGGCGCTCGGCAGAGCGGGCCCATCAGCGTCGCCGCCCAGCACCAGATCCGCGTCCGTCAGCCCGGCCGCCGCCCCGGCGCGCACGTCGCCGGCCGGAATCACCTCAGGCCGGCCGGTGTCGGCGCGTGTCGCCGCGTAGGCGAGGGCGCAGGCGATCGCCGCGTCGCCGTGGCGCTGCCCGTACGCCCCACGGGTGCGCGCGGTGTCCGGCACCTTGGGCACACCCTTGACCACCTCGACTGCCCGGAAGTCCTCCAGCACGTCCGCGTCTCTCGGGATGGCGATCGTGCCGTCCTCGAAGGCGGCCTTCACCGGCGCCATGTTCTCCCGGTACCAGGCCTCGGAAAGCTGCACCTCCTGGATCAGCGACGCGCCGTAAAGCTGGCGCGCGCGCTCAGCCAGGTAAGCGCCGTTGCCGCGCGCATCGAAGGCGCCCCCGGAGAACCGCGGCAGGCGATCGATGAGGTAGCGCAGCACCTGCTCCTGCTGGGTGAAGGGCACGTTGCGCAGCTCGACGGTGAAGGGCGTCACCCGGTTCAGGTGCTGATCCACCACGAAGGGCCAGAGCACCGTTAGGTCGCCGCTGCGCCCGAAGTCCTCGCCCAGGAAGGTGGTCTCGTAGGCGGTCAGCCGGTCCAGGATCGGGCGCAGGTCCGCTTCCAGCCAGTCGCGGCACTCCGCCCGGCGCACGTGATCCGGCCGGTCGACGAAGTCGTCCTCGCACGTCCAGCGCGCGACCGGCGCGCGGTCGGTCATGCGCGCCTCGATGACGGCGCGCGGCAGCCACTTGCCGCCGCTGGCACGCGGGATGACGTCCAGCTCCTCGGTGGCGCCGTCGCCGTAGAGGTCGCGGATCTGCCGGCGCCAGGCGTCTTCCTTTTGCTGCGTCCAGGTCTCGCCGTTGACGCGGCAGATCCGCTTGTACAGCCCCTCGGCCAGCGCCTCGTCGAAGGTGGTGCGGTGCAGGCTGTAATCCTTACGCCCCGCGCGGACGTCTTCGACCAGCTCGTTGAAGGGGTTTTCCACGCCGTCGTGCGTGCTGATCACGCGGACTTGCCCGCCCCAGATGAGCAAGGCGAAGGCCGCTTTTAAAAGCCCGTTCAAATCGGGGTGGAAGGCCGCCTCATCAATGATAACGATGCCTTGCTTGCCGCGCAGGTTGGACGGGCTGCTGGACAGCGCGGTGATGCGATTTCCCGACGCGAAGGTGATCCGGTAGGCCTGGATGTCCTTGGACTCGTCCTCCAGCAGGATCTCCTCGCGCTCGCCGGCCGCCGTCATGCCGGCCACGGCGTGCTGAAGCTGCGATGCCCAGGTGGCGCACGTCTGGATGAATTCGCGCGCCATGTCCTGGTTGTAGCCGATGTACCAAATGTCCGTGCCGCCCTGACTGCGGCGCATGCCGGCGATCAGCGTAGCGTCCGACGCCTCGGCCCACGTCAGGCCGATGCGCCGCGACTTCTCCGACACCTTCACCGGCGAGCGGTCGCCCACCCAGCGCTGCTGGTAGGGCAGCAGGACGAAGGGTGTCGCCTCCTCGCTCATGCGCCCCCGGCCCCGAGGATCTTCTGGCGGACCTGGTCGCACGTCTCGGCCGACGCGCCCTGCTGCTGCACCGCCGCCGCCGCTTCCGCGGCGGCCTGCTCGCGCTCTTCACGACGCGCCTGCGCGTCAGCCTCCGCGCGCTCCTTGGCGATGCGGTCGGTATCGGCTTTCTGCGCGCTGATGAGATCCTTTGCGGCCTGCGCCATCTTCTGGATCTCCTGGGCGCTGACGGACTCGCCTTTACGCTGCCGGTTCAACACCTCGTTGAAGATGATGTTCTGGAGCATCTCGGTGATGAGCTGCCCCACGCGGCCCTCTTCGGCGGCGGGACCGATCTCCTTGACGAGGGCGTCCGCCATCTCGCGCGACTCGCGCATGCTCTGGGCGACCTCGTCGAAGGACTGCATGTAGCGGTGCGCGGAGCTGCGCGAGATATCGAGGCCGATTTCCCGGTTCAGGAAATCCACGAACTCGTCGACGCTGCGCCCGCTCTCCGCCAGGAAGGCGTCGATCTGCCTGCGCGTTTCACTGTCGAGGTAGTGGATGGTGTGGCCCCGACCCATCGGGCGCACCTCAGGTCGCGCTGGGGTCAGGCGCAGGAACTCCGGAGACGCGCGCGCGACCTGCAGCCACTTCCACGCCGCGGTCCGTGGCCTTCGCCACGGTGAACCCGCGGTCCTCCTGCGTGACCAGGCCCTGCTCGGCGAGCCAGTCGACTTGGCCCTGCACGACGTCCTTGCTCAGCGCGATGCCCATGCCCTCCAGGGCGTCGCGGATGAGCGGCACGTTCGCGCTGTACGCGGGTTGTTCCTTCAGGAGCCGCAGGATCTGAAGCCGCGCGTTCTGGTGAAGGTGATCGACGTAGCTCATGACGACATATGACCCGCTTGCCGCATGTAGGAATCGATAAGGTTCGTCTGGTTCTGGACGCTCTGCACCTGCGCCGAGACGCCCTTCAGGTCCGCGCGAAGCGACCCGACGGCATCCGAGATCTGCTGAAGCGCCTCGACACGCGGCAGATGCGACACGACGGTTTCCAATTCCGTCTGTCGCTCCCGCAGCCGATTGAGCTTGTGATCGACGTTCTCGATGTCGCTCTTCACGGCCTTGTGCCGCTCGCGCGCCAGGACGTAGATCCCGAAGGCGCAGTTCAGCGCCACGCTGATGGCGCTGGTCGCAAAGAGCCCGATCTGGGGGTCGATCATTCCTCACCCCGCGCGGCGCGGATCTGGTCCCGCAGGTGCAGGTGGTCCGGCACCGTGGTCTTGACGGCCGAGCAGCCCTCCGGCGGGTCGTGGCGCGGACACGGCGGCGCGTCGATCGCCATCAGCTCGGTGCGCAGCTTCTCCTGAAGCGCCGGCCCGTAGCTCCGGGTCTCGGGAAACACGGCCGGTGTGGGCGCGTCGGCGCACCCCGCGGCCAGCAGCCCCGCGGCGAGGAGGCTAGAAGCTGTTCCCGGCCAACCGCTTGAGCGTACCCTTAACGCCATGCTTCTTGACCTCCCGCATGCGCTTGCGGACGGCCGATGCCTTCTCGGCCGAGTCCGCGTTGGCGCCGGCGCGGCCCCGGCGGCGGGCCTGGCGCACCAGCAGCCAGAGCCCGAAGCCGCCGAGGCCGACCGCGCCCACAGCCGCCGCCAGCCACGCCATCGGATCAGCCGGCGGAGGCCTCAGCGGCCGTCTCGTCGCCGCCGGAGAGCTGCGCCCGGACGAACTTCTCGATGCGCTTCTTGCCGGCCTCCGTCGTGGGGTCGGCGCCGAAGCGCTTGAGGGCCTTGGGCACCATCTCGGCGACCGCGTTCACCGCGTCGCGGACGACCTCGTTCTTCACGGGGACGGTCGTGATGTCCTTGGCCTCGTCGCGCGCCTTGTCGATCGCCCAACGCACGGCGTTCGAGGCGACTTTCTCGATCGTCTTCGCGATCTCACCGTCGCGCTTCGCGCCCAGCAGCGAGGCGCCCTCCTTGGCGCCCCAGGCCACGACGACGGACACGATGCCGAGCAGCGCTTGCACCAACGGGTCGAGCAGCGGACTCAAGTCCAGCATTGCGGCACTCCCTAGCTGATGTCGCTGTAGAAGAGGTGATCGCCGATGCGCTTCGGCTGATGGCCCTGCGCCCACGGGGGCGAGACGTCCACTGTGTGGTAGTGCGTGGCGCCGCCCGTCGGATCGCGCCCGTAGTCGCCCAACCCCAGCAGCACCGACAGCGCCACGACGTAGGCGCGCTGGAACGCCGGATCGTCCAGCGTCACCTTCTCCATCAGCTCCCGGTTGGGATTGCCGGGGTTCCAGGCGCTGAACTGCTTGGGCTCGCGGCACGCCGCGGCCACGGTGTCGTCGGGGATGCCGTCGCCCTTCTCGCGCGTCCACCAGCCCGGCTCTTTCAGCCGGTTGAGCGGCACGTGCGCCACGGCGCGCATGCCCTCGGCGCCTTCGCCGCGGGCTTCCCCGTAGAGCGTGCGCGCCAGGGTATCGATGTCGAGCTGGGTGTAGACCACGGCGCCCTCCGCATCGGCCTTACCATCTGAGGTCGCGGAGAGCGTGCCGGGCTCACGCCCGGTGATATGCCCGGAACGCCTTCCGGGCTAGAGAAGCTTGGGCTGGGCCTCGTCGGCGCCGGCGTTGACGACGCTGCGCACGTAGCGCTCGGTGCAGCCGACCAGAGAGGCGATCTCGGCGTGACTCACGTCGCTGCGCGACAGCTCCACGATGCGGACCTTCTTGCTGCGCGCAAGGGCGTTGCGCGGCACGTTGATCCGCTCGCCCCCGTAATGCTCGCACAGGGCGCGCCAGGCTTCCCAGCCCAGCACCTGCGCCCACCGATGGCGCGGCGACGGCGTCCGGGGAACGTAGCACCGCTCCTGGCCGCCATAGACCTCCGCCAGGCGCAGCGCCGGCACCTCGCCGATCACGTCCGCGATCTCCTGGAGCTGCGCGGAGACGATCATGCGCCGCGCACCCGCCGGTACCACGCGCCCAGGCGCTCGATGGCGTCGTCCGCCTGGGCGTCGGTCAGCACCTCGGCCTTGTCGACGCCGTAGCCCTGGCGCTGCAGCCAGGTGTCCAGGCGGGCGTGGATGCCGTACGTCATCACGCCGGCATCGATGAGCTTCTGCCACAGCGCCTCGATGAGGATCACCTTGTCGGGCACGGGCATGTCGCGCGGGCCGTGGTGCAGCACGACCATGTCCTGCAGCTCGACGATGCGCTCGCGCCGTTCCGTGTCGCCGGCGGGAAAGCCGGCGCGGTGGCACCACGCCTTCAGCGCATCGATGACGCTCGACGCCTGCGGCGCCGGCAGGAAGCGCAGCGAGTCGTAGCCAAGCTGGCGGCGCACGAAGGCGTCCAGGGCTTTTTCCTCGGGGCTGTGCACCTCGCCCAGGTGGTAGAGCGCGATCCACAGCGCCCGCGCCTTGGATCGCACCGCGCCGGGCGCCACCGGCCGGTCGCCGGCGCGCTGCCGTTTGCGGCCGCCGGACTGGCTAGCCTTGCGCTTGCGGGGCTTCTCCTTCCACCCCAGATCGTCCTTGTAGTGGCGCACGACCTGGTCGAGCTGGCCGAGCGTGAGCTGCCCAGCCGACCGCTTCCCCGTGACACGCTCGATGACGTCGCGGCGCGCCGTGTCGTCGTGGCCGCAGTCCTTGGCGGCCTGGTGCACCTTCGCGAGCGCCGCCTTGCGCTGGGCATCGGCGCCCTGCTTCTGCGACTGCTGGCGTGCGGCCGTCATCGGCGATCCGCCTCCGCATCAAAAGCCCACCTTTTGATGCGGAGGCGGATCGCGGCGCCGAGCAGGCGCCACCCCAAGCGCCATGCCCGCCGCGGACACATGGGGTCGGCAACGCCGCCGCCCCTTGAGTTGCGCCCGCTGATGACCAGCCACTCCGCGCCTTCAATGATCGTGACGTGCCCCGGCCGCGTGTCAGCCAACGCGAGCGCCCCTTCGACCTGGGAGCGGAGCAACGTCATGGTCTGCTCGCGGGCCGCCTTCATCACTCCGCCTTCCGCTTCCGTTTGATGGCGCGGCACCAGCCGCCGCACAGGCGCTGAAGGTTCGGGTCCTCGTGGCACACGAAGGGCGCCTGGTCGCGCACGGCCGCCGCATAGTCGCGCTGGGTGTGCAGGGCCGTGGATGCCTCGCTGCCCTTGCGGGACGCGCAGCCCTCGCACACCGGCGGCAGGGAGGCGTCCTTCGTGCGCGTGATCGCGCGTAGCCGCTGGCGCGAGAGCGCCTTGCGCGGCCGGGGCTCGTAGCTCAGGCACGTGACGCCGGCGCCCGGATCGGTCACCCAGCCGCCCTGCGGCCACGGACCATCCCCGTTGGCGTAGGCAATCATTGCCTCGACGATCTGGCACTGCGTCTGATGCCGGCAGTAGCCGCAGAGCATCGTGTACGTCTCGGTCCAGTCGTCGCCGGGTTTGTAGGGCTCGCGCGAGACCACGGCTCACACCTCCGCCAGACCGGAGCCGGCTTCCTCGGCGTGCATGGCGCAGGACGGGCACAGCCGGTTGCCCGCCCAGTGGGACAGGAAGGTGTCCCGGCACCGCAGGCACCGGCGCTCCTTCGCGGCGCTGCGCCCGTCGTCGCCGAAGGGGAAGATCCGCATGTTGGGGCGCCCCTGGTTCATGACGACGATGCGCCCGCGCTCCTGCAGGACGTCCACGGCGATGCGGGCCTTTTGCCGCGGCACCACGTATTCCAACTCGGCCATCCGTGCGCTGCCGATGCGGCGGATCTCGGCCAGCACCTCATCCAGCTCCCATTCGGCAATGGCGCCGGCGTTCGACCGGTGGATGTAGGTCACAGCACACCTCCAAACGCGGCTCGCGCCGCTTCAACGATGATCGGCCCGCCAATGACGCCGATGACGACGTACCGCTGACCGAGCAGCAGAAAGATCAGGACGGCCAACGTGGTCGCTTCCCACTCGTCGCCGATCGGCGTGCCGTCCAGGCGGACGTTGACACCCAGCGCCAGGACGCTCGCGGCAAGAAACACCCCCACGGCCCCGGCAATGACTTCGCGCATCGGAAGGTCTACCCAATCCCGGCACAGCAGCCGCAGCGCGAGCGCCTTCATGCCCCGGCGCCCTCCTGGGCTTTTAAAAGCCGTTGAAGACGTGGCGCCTGGCGGGCGCAGGGCTCGAAGACGTACCAGGCGTAGCGCATGGGATCGCGCGGCTTGCGCTCGGCCAGCGGAACGTCGACGCGCCACAGGCTGATGCGCCGCTGCAGCGGCAGGACGTCCGTGACCGGCGCGCTCTGCCACCACGCGCCCGCGTCGCCGCCGGCGATGTACCAGGTCCAGGAATGCAGGGTGATCACGCGCCGGGCGCCGACCGCCAGCAGGTGGTCGACCACGCGGTGCGCCACCGAAAACGGCGGGTTCGTCACCACCAGCTCACACGGCGCGCGGCGGAGCGAGAAGAGATCCGCATAGAAGCCGATGCGGCCGTAGCCCCAGTCCTGGATGTCGCTCGCCGTGACCTCGTGCCCGCGGGCACGCAGCGCCTCGGCCAGCACACCCGTGCCGGCGCACGGTTCCCACACCTGGCGGCGATCCAGCAGGTCCGGCCGTGCCGCCGCCAGATCGTGAAGGGCGGCCGGAGGCGTCTCGTACGCCTCCAGCTCCTTCGCCAGCTCGGTCGTGTCGGGGGATGGCTGGATGCCGTCGAACAGCATGACGACTACTCCATCCCGAGCGCGCTCTTGTAGAGGTCCAGCATGCTTTCTTCTTGCTGGTGGTCGTCGTGGTCCTTTTTGCGCAGGCGGATGAGCTGGCGCATGATCTTGGTGTCGAAGCCGTTGGCCTTGGCTTCGTTGTAGACCTCGGTGATGTCGCTCTGGAGCGACGACTTCTCCTCCTCCAGCTTTTCGATGCGCTGGATGTAGTTCTGCAGCTGCTCGCCCGAGATGCCGCCGTAGCCCGCGTCCACCATGATGCTCGCCTCCGTGGGTCAGTGGGTGAAAAGGGTCGCCATGCCGGCCCGGTGCATTCGCTCCAGCCCGGCAAGCGCGAGGGCGGCGGACCGGATCAGGCAGTCGCGTGGGTCCACCGGGTTGAACCCGTCCGGCCACGGCCACAGCATCCGCGCGAGCCGGCGCCGCCCCGTGGCCGCGACCGCGTAAGCCGCCGCCGCACGGCCGAACTCGGACGGGGAATGGGCGTCGTCGTGTTCCGGCGTGTAGCCTTTCTCGCGCTGGCGCTGGCGCTCATGCATCACCGCCACCAGCGCTTGCTCCGCATGCCGATCCGTGCCGCTCATGTCAGAGAGCCGTGATGCCGGTGATCGGCTCGGCGTCGGGCTCGCTGCCGGTGGCGGCGTGCCAGATGCGCATGCCGTCCTCGGCCGTTTCGCCCGGCCTGATGTACGTCTGCTGGACGTCGCCCTCCGGGTGCAGGTCTTCGCCCCAGAAACGCACGAGCGCTTCCGCGACCGCGTCCTCGGGGTGGTGACCCCAGACGAAGACCCGAACCGGATGGCCGCCGGCAGTGATGTGCTCGACGACGTCCTTGTCGGTGATCTGCTTGCGCGCCGTGTCAGCCATGATCGGCCTCCTCGATGTCGGTGGATTGCGCGTCCAGCTCGGCCACGGCGACGTCCAGCCGGCCGAAGGCGGCCGGATCGACGGCGACCGTGGCATCGTCCTCGCCGGCGACACCCTCTCGGACCGCCCGCGCCGCCTCGACCAGCTCCTGCACCGCCGGCGGCAACGGCGCGACCGGGCCCAGCGGCTGCACCGACCGGGCCGAGCCGACGCGCCAGGTCACGAGGCCGTCCCGGTGCAGCGCGTGCAGGAGGCGGCTGACGCCGCTCTTGCTGTGCAGGCCGAGGGCGGCCTCCATCTCCTGTACCGTCGGCGAAACGCCGCCGTTTTCGACCCGGTATTGCACGATGAAGCGGTACAGATCGCGCTGCCGCGGGGTCATTCGGCACCCCCGACTTCGCGCACGACCGCGCCGTCACCGTCGGGCGCCAACGCCAGGAAGATCTTCACGTCGCCGCACAGGGGCGCCTCGGCGTCGCGCTCTACCTCGACGATCCAGGCGGTGTCGCCGAGCGTGCCGAGCCGCTGCTGAAACGCCACGACCGCACTGGCAACCTGCAGCTCCGTCTCGGCCTCCGGCAGGCCGGGCACGAGCAGCGTCCGACCGTCATAGGCGTGGCGGCTGAGCACCTGGATGTCCTCGATGAGCTTCTGCGGGTCGATCGCGCGGCCAACCGGCAACGTCCCGGCCGGCGCGTAGCCGCGGCACACGCCGATCTGCCCGCTGCGCCAGCAGTACCCCGTGAACATCACGCGCCCTCCTGGTTGTGTTGCTTGTCGTCTTCCAGGAGCTTGTCGACGATCTTGTCGATCTCGCTGTCCTGGGGTTTGATCACGACCTCGTCGTGCCCGCCCTCCAGCGAGACGTTGAGCTTCTGCAGCTCGCCCGCCGAGAGCTTGGCGAGGGCCGACTTCACCGGCTTGTATTCGACCTGGACGAGATCGTCGTAGCGGTCCGGGAAATGCTTCCGGATCAGCTCGGCCGTCCGCTTGCCGTCGCGGATCTTCACCTTGCCGGTGGTCTTGCGCCAGCCGACGCGGATGCCGGAGACCGTGATCGTGCGCTGCTGCTGCGTGAACACGCCCTGCGCCTCGCGCACCTGCTCGCGCAGCTTGGCCTGCAGGTCCGTGGCCCGGCCCGCCAACTCGCGGATCGCCGGCATATGGCGCCTTTTCACGTCTTCGACCTCCCGCTCCATTTCGGTCACGCGGGCCGAGAGGTCGTCGCGGACCCCGCGGTACTGCTCGGCCGTCTCCTCAATGTCGCCCATGCGCGCCATCGCGCCCTCCGTTTAAAGGCTGTTTAAATTGCCGTTTTGACCGACGAAGGCCCCGGTCACGGCCAGCAGCTTCCAGCGGCTGGCCTTGCGGCTCGGGATGCGCGTGCCGGGCGCCAGCGGTGCCTGATGCGCGCGCCGCGCGTGCCCTTCGCGCCGAAGCGCATACTCGCGCCGGATCTCTCGCTCGGTGCTCGTGATCGGCAGCGGCCGGAAGAGCGGCACATCCGCATCGAGGATCAGGCGGATCATGGCGACGACCTCCAGTGCGTGGGGGTGAGCACCAGCAGCGCGGCCGCGAGCGCCGTGACCTGCTGGCTTTCGGGGAGGCGGACCGCCCGGCCGGACAGGACCTGGCGGGCGACGTCCTGCGCCTGGCTGAGGTCGACGGGCCCGCTGATCACGCTGCCGTCGGCCGAGAGATCCACGGCAATCGCGCGGCAGCTCCCGTCGGTGTCCTGGACGCGCAGGATCTGCCGGTCGCCGAGCTGCTCGACGCCCACGACCTCGCCGACCGGCTGGTCGGGTGCGGTGGCGAGCGCCACCTGGTCACCCGGCCGGTAGCGCCGCGCGGCCGTCACGATGCAGCTCCCTCGCGCGCCCGGCGGTCGACCAGGGAGACCACCTGGCCGCCGGCGTCGCCGGGCACCGCGCGCGCCTCGGCCGAGAGCGCGGCCGCCTCCAGGTGCCGGGCGTCTTCCGTGGCCTGACGCAGCGCCGCCACCGCCGTGTCGACGGCGTCCTGGCTGAGCGGCGCGCCCGCCTGGATCGCCTCCAGGGTGGTCTGGATGCTGCGGAGATCGTCACTCAGCATGGTGACCTCCTCGGAAATTCGGGCATGTCGGGCAGGTGCGGGCGAGCATCACGCGGGTGCGGCTGGACGCGGTGAACGGCTTCGCCTGCTCTTCCAGGCAGTGTTCGCGCGTGATCTCGCCCAGGACGGGGCAGGCCACGGCCGCGTCGCCCATCAGCGTGTCGCGGACCGCCTGCTCCAGCCGGTCGGTGCGCCCGGCGTAGCTCCGCCGTAGCACCTGGGTGACTGCCGCGGCCGAGTACCCCATGCGCTTCGCCACCCGGCTCTGGCTCTCGGCCGCGCAGGCCTCGGCCAGCACGCGCACCCAGTCGGGCAACTCGTCGCCCCAGGCCGCGCGGGCGCGCTCGATGGCGGAGGTGCTCATGACGCACCTCCTTCCGGGCCCACCACGCGGCCCATGTTCGGATCGAAGACGAAGCGCGTGAGCTGGATCTGCGGCGCGAGCGGGCCCGTGTAGGCGGATGGCAGCAGCCGGTAGACGATCGGCTTGGGCGTTTCCCCGCGGCGCGCTTCGCCGCCGTTCACCCGCGCCAGGTAGCCCGCGCGATGCAGGTGCCGGCAGTAGGTCTTGGCGGTCTCGCGGGAGACCTGAACCTCGTCCGTGCTCGCCGCCGTGGACAGCTCCTGCAAGGTGAACTGGCCCAGCATCCGGGCTGCGCGCCAGAGCTGCTCGTTGCCGCGGCCGGTTTCGCGCGCGGGCGATCCGTCCCGGCGCAGCCGGGGCGCTTCCGGCCCCGGATCGGAGATAAGCCGGCGGACCTTTTCGCCCCGCTCCGTAAAGCCGGCTTCCGCGACGATACCCGCCTTCTCCAGGCGGCGGATGTAATCGCGCACCGCCTTTCGGTCGGCGTTGGTCTGGCCCTCGATATCCCAGACGGTGAAGGCGCCGTCGCGGTAGTGCGCCTCGCGGATGAGCTGCCAATACCCCTGGTGCCCGCGCGGCACCCGCGCCGTGAGCTTCACCCATTCGTCGGCCGGCCAGCGCGCCATGATCAGACCCTCCGCGCCGGCGGCTGCCCGGTGTGCAGCGGCTGGTCGCCCCACTCGGCGAGGCCGACCGCCGCGTAGCCTTCCACGGCCGCGAACTCGCGCACGCGCTCGATGTTGACGCAGATGCGGCGCACGCGGCCGTCGCTCTGCTGCGCAATGCGCTGAAGCAGGTCGTCGTGGATCGTGACCCGCGGCGCGAAGAGCCGCGCGAGGTGGCCAGCATCGTCGGCGCCGGCGGGTTCGGCCTGCCCCCAGTCGAGCATGCGGTTGTGCACGCGCTCGAAAGCCAGGAGCTTGTGGGGCAGCAGCTCCTCGCCGATTAGGATGATCGTGCCCGTGGTCTTGTCGTGGATCTCGCGGATCAGGTCGATGTAGCCGCGCTTCACGACGTGGTCGGCCTCGTCGATGATGACCGGCCGCTGGACCAGCGACAGCCGCTCGATGATCTGCTCAACCAAGTCGGCCACCGACCCGCGCGGGTTGCCACCCAGCTCTGTCAGCAGCGCCTGGCAGAACTTCTTGCGCGTCCAGGTCTCGCCGACCTCCACATAGAAGGCCCGCGCCTTGTGGGCGGCGTAGGTCGCCGCGAAGGTCTTCCCGTAGCCGCTGGGCCCGTGGAACGTCGCCATCCCGGGCAGGTGGGCGGCGCGCCCCTGCACCCGCTGCATCAACTCGCGGAACAAGCTGACGTTGCGCAGCGGTGCGATCGTGCCGTTGATCCCGTTCGGCTCTGCTGTCATGCTTCACACCTCTTGACGGTTGTGAGGCGGGGCGTCCGGTTCAGGCGGAATGGCCGAGCGCCCCGCCGAACTCTTCCTCCAGCTCCCTTTGCGCCCGGTACTCGGGCGTTTCCCGGTACCGCTCCAGCCAGCCACGCTCCGCCGCGCCGATCTCCTCGCCGGCGGCCAGGCGCTCTTCCAGCGCCCGCGCGCGGCGGTAGCGCGTCTGCCGGGTGTCGATGCGCGTCGGCTCGGCCGGCGCCTCCAGCTCGCGCGCAACCTGCTCGCGGGCCTGGCGCTCCGCTTCGGTTTCGGGGGATGGCGTGGGGGCGCTGGCGGTCGGCGCCTTGGCCTGCTCGGTGCTGAACGCGGCCGGCTTGACGACGTTCGGCTCCGGCGCGCCCTGCTGGTCCGCCGGCAGGTCCGGCAGCGCCTTCGACGCCTCGGCCGCCGTCATGCGGCGCTCGGCGTCCAGCTCCTTCTTCTTGGCCTGGTGCCAGGCGCGCCGGGCGCGCTCGTGCTCCCGCGCGGCCGCGGTGTCGGTGAAGCCGGCGGCCGAGGTGCAGCCGGCGAAGCCCAGGTAGGTGCCGTCCTGCTGGTAGATGTGCACGCCGGCCGTCACGTCGTCCGGGTCGAAGCGCACCGTGACGGAGCGGCCGATGTTCCGGCTCGTAACGTCCGAGAAGAAGTAGTTGCCGAGCAGGTGGACGGTGGCGTCCCGGCGGACTTTCACGCCCTCGGCCGCCAGCAGCCACATGCGCTGCTGCGCCAGCGTCGCCCGGCGCACGGGCACGTTCGCGTAGCTGTCCTCGAACGCCTGGTCGAAGGACTTCACCCCGCCGCAAACGTGGGAGCGGCGGTTGGGCCGCCCGTTGTGCCGGCGGATTTCCTCGTCAACCAGCGCCAGGAAGTCGGCGTAGGGCACCGCCTTGGAGCCGTAGTTCTCCGGCTTGGCCGTGGGCTTGTTGCCCGTGTAGGCGCCCGCGCACTTGGGGTGCTTGGCGACGTACTCGCACAGGTCCTTGAAAGCCCGTTCAATGGGCTTGGCCTGCCCGTGGTAGGGCGTCACCCAGTGCGTCTCGACCCCGAGCTGGGTGAGGATGCCGGCGGGCTCCTCGGCTTTCACCTTGAAGCGGTGCCGGAAGGCCATGCGGCCGGTCAGCCACTTCGACGCGAAAGCGCGGCCGTTGTCCAGATAGGCATGCTCGGGGATGCCGTAGGCGGCCACCATGTCGCCGAAGGACAGGCGGACCAGGTCGGCGTTCTCCGTCTGCCCGATGCGCCAGGAAAGGATCTTGCCGGAGTACAGGTCCTGCCACGCCGCCATGACGGGGCGCGCGACCGTGCCGTCGGGCCAGCGCACGAAGACGTCGAAGGTGTGGCCGTCGGCGTTGACCCCTTGAAGGGCATGAAACACCGAGCGGTCGCGCTGCTGCGCGGGGTAGCGCCGCTTGAGCGCCTCGCGCCCCTCGCGCGCCAGCAGGATAGCCTCGGCCGAGAAGTGCGCCTCGATGCGCCGCTTCAGGGCGTCGCGGCTCGGGATCTGCCAGCCGTACTGCTCGGCCGCGCGCTCCAACCGCTCGTAGCAGGCCGAGAACGACGGCTGCTCAAGGCGCAGGTAGTCGGCGACGATCTGATCCCAGGCGGCCTGATCGCAGGGCGCCGTGGCCGTGCGCCCCGTGTAAGCGGGCGCGAGATGCGGCAGCCAGTCCGCGCGCGCCACGCCCTTCACCCGCTGGCGCCAGCGGTAGAGCGTGGCGCGGGACTCGCCGACCTGACCGGCCACCGTGCGGATCGCGCGGTCGCGCGTGCTGCCCTGGGCGACCAGCCGCTCCACCGCCTCCAGCGCGTCCAGGCGGCGCTGGGCCTCCTCGCGCTGACCTGCCGGTTTGCGCTCGAACGCGGCCCAGGCTTCCTCGCGGCCGGGCTCCTGGCGATCGCCGTCCGCGTCCGCGCCCTGGCCACCCTCGCGCAGCGCCAGCGCCGCCCGCGCCGCCTCCGGCAGGAGGGAGACGTGGTACTCCCAGCCGCCGCCCCGGCCGCGCCGCTTGCGGGCCAGCGGGGTGCCGTCGGCCGCGGCGCGCTCCGTCCAGCCCTCGCGGCTGGCCTTCGCGGTGACGTTGCGCTGCGTCCCCGGCATGCCGGGCAGCGCGGCCTCGGCCAGCTCGGCGGCGGTGAACCACTCGCGCATCACCGCCGCCCTCCGGCCTTCATGGCGCGCTTGGCGCGCCGGCGGGTCGCGTCGAAGTGCCGGTCGACCTCGTCCTTGAGGTCGGCCGTCTGACCGACCTCGACCCACGGCAGGTAACGCTCCAGGATCACCGCGCGCGCCATGTATTCGGCGCCCACCTGAAGGGGGCGGCCGTCGTCGAGCACCGCGCACAGCGCGACCAGGCGCTCGAAACTGATGGTGTGGCTGTCGCGGGCGGTGCTGGCGTAGGCGTCCAGCATGTTCTTGGACACCTCGTCGCCGAGGAACTCGCTCACCTGCTCGGCGACCGCCTCGCGCGATTTGCCGCTGTCCTTGAGGGCCTGCGAAACTGCCCGCGCGATGCGCATGCGTAGGTCCGCCGCGCGTACCGCGCGGTCGTCGAACCGCTCGACGCCGTCGTCCGGCTCCCAGTCCCGCAGCAGATCCAGCGTGCCGGGGTCGCGGCGATCCTTGGTCATGCCGCCAGGGCCTCCCGGCCCGCGCGCGAGGGGCCGGCCGCCACCACCGTGCGGTGACGACCGGCCCGGCCTCCGTTACCTTCGGTTGCCGCAAACCAGCCGAAGGACGGAGGTGTCATGGCGAGGAAAACGCCTGAACAAGAGGCAAAAGAGACGGCTGCCAAGATAGCCGAGACGAAACGGCAAGCGGCCGAGCAGGTGGTCGATGCGACCATCGGCCAACGTGTGCTGGAGATATTTTCGGCCCGGGACCGTATCTCGCTCGACGAGCTGATTGCGGATTTCGAGCAAGATGTCGCGCGCGAGCGTGAGACCGAGACCCCAGAGCAGAACGTCAGACTGCACCGGGCGGAAACCGCCCTTAACGCGCTCCGGAGCCTGAAAGCTGATTGAAGACCTTCGCGAGGGTCGCTGGCGGAACCGGCGCGCCCTCGCCCAATAGCGAGGCGAGCGTCACCAACCCCGCCCACTGGTCCGATGTCAGGGTAAGCGTACCGAGGTGCTTCAGCGCCTCGGTGCGTGCGCCCTCCAAGTCCGTGGTCGGGTCGCCCATGACGAACTCCCTGATTTGACGTGAATGACGGGCCGGCGAACACCCCCGGGCGCTGCGCGGCGTAGCTGCGCGCCACGCGTACCGCTTCCGGCGTGTCAGCCGCGCTGCGGTTGTCGCCGGGATGCTCGTTCATGCCGCCCTCGCTTTTTGACGCTGACTCCCGGCCGGCGCCTGCGTACCGTTGGCGGTGGAGGATCGGCGCTGCCCGTCGGCGTCGAACCACTCTGGCCAGATCTGGTGCACACTCGTGCCCAGGAAGGCGGCGACCGCGCGGTTCACGCGCGGGATCGGACGGCGTAGGGCGTGGCTGACCGTCGATTGGTCCACCCCCGTCTCGCGCGCGATCCCGCTCAGCGAGCCGCCCGCCTTGCGCACGCGGGCCTGCACATCGGCCGGATGAAGGTTCGTGCGTCGTGGCATCCGCTCCTCTGCCGCCGGCTTCGCGCCGGCTTTTCTCGGGCCGTGAAGGTCAACTGTATGACCCCACGTATACGCATATATGCGGCTTCCGTCAAAGGCATTAGCCGCACATTAGCGCATCCAGGTTCTGGCGCGCCGGCTTATATGCGTATGAAGGGTGAGAAAACGGGATAATCAGCGGGTTATGCCTGTCGAGCAGACCGACACAGAACGTGGATATAGCCGTCCTAGATCTGGTCCAGAAGTTGGACGCCGAGCAGATATGCTGGCCGAAACCCTCGGAGGCCGTGGAAAAGCGGCTAAAGCGGCCGGCTTATCATCGGATCAGTTCCTGCGGATTATCCGTGGCCAGAGCGAGCCTAGCTTAGCCAGCATGGTGCAATTGGCGGAGTCGGCCGGCGTGACCGTCGATTGGCTAGCGACCGGAAGAGACTCAACCGGAACGGACTCGACTCAGCCGCGTGTGTCACCATACGAAACCGCGCGCGATGCGGACCTGCATCAATACTTCCTGCCACCGGCGGGTGCGGCGGAACGCCGCGACGGGAGCGGGCGCGTGGTCTCCGAGCAGATTGTCGATCTATTGGCGTTCAAGCAGGAGTGGATCTGGGAATCCCTCCAGCGCGATCCGGCCGATCTGGTGCTGGTACGTGTCGTCGGCGACGCGATGGAGCCCACGATCGCCGACGGCGCGCTCGCGCTCGTTGACCTGTCGCGCAATACCGTTCGCGACGCGGCGATCTATGCCATTATCGTGGACAACTCGATCCTGTTCCGCCGCATCCAAAACGGCATCAAAAGCGCGACGCTCATGGCGGACAACACGAGATACGATAAAGAAACCATCGACCGGAACGAACTGAAGCATCTCGTTTTCGGTCAAGTGGTATGGGTCGGGACTGATGTTTAACCGTCGAACAATTTTAGGTGCGTTTTTAGTCGCCGTCGCTATCGTCGGAGGGCTCGGCGTCTATGGCTATATGCAAACGCGCAGCGCCAACGTCGCAAGCGTGCGCGAGCAGCTTTGCAAAAAGCTGGTGAAGGATCGCCTGAAAGCTCCATCGACCGTGCAATGGGTCGAGGTTCGCCGATCCAATGACGATGTATTCATCGAGTACGACGCAGAGAACTCCTACAACGCAACGCTGCGCGGCAACGCCGAATGCTTCTTTGAGCGCGCTGATAATCGCTGGTCTTTGACCGGCGCCGTAATCAACGGCCGCGACGTCCCCGAAAACATCATTGGGTTGGTGGACGCCCAAGCTGCTGTGGAGCAATCTATGGAGGATGGCGCCAGTGACGGCTAGCGGCTCGGCAAACCGCGTTGATCACACCATCTGTCGCGCCACGACGGACGGCACGGGGGAGCCGCTTTTAAACGCCACACGCGCTGCCTCGCGCCGACCCCGGTGGCTGTCGCACACCAAGCGCGCAACCGCCCCGCCACGCGGGCCCTTGTCGCAAACCCCGCCGCGCGGCACGCTCTCCGTCCGTGGCGCCCAACGCCCTGATTTTCCCGGCTGTCCCGCGACGTCCCGCCTGATCCCGCCGTATCCCGGTTTGTCGCAATCCTAGATCCCCCGCACACCCGGCGCGTTTGCCGGAAATGCAGAAAGGCGTCGGCGTCCGCCTTCTCGGTGAA